CGGTCATCGAGCAGGCCAGCGCGTCGCTCTCTGACGGCGAGGCGGCGAAGTCGCCCGAGCTGTTCCCGCGCTGGGCGAATCACATCGGCGAGACCGTCAAGCCCGGCGACCGCCGCAGCGATATGGACGAAAGCGGCGTGCTGCACGTCTACCGCGTCAACAAAGGTCAGGGCCACACCACGCAAGAGAACTGGCCGCCGCACTCCACCCCTGCCGTGTGGACGATCATCAACGTCGACCACGCGGGCACGCAGGATGACCCGATTCCGGCCGCTCGTGGTATGGAGTACACCTATGGTCTTTATTACAAAGACCCCGAGGACACTAAGCTGTACAAGTGTGAGCGTATTGGTGAGCAGTCCGGTAACAAAATCACTCTCCAGTATCTTCCTCACGAGCTGGTAGGACAGTATTTTAAGGAGGCGACGGTATGACGGCGGCGTTGATTTCCGCCGCAGCGGCGGTGGTGGTGGCGCTCATCGAGGCCATCGCCGCCCGCGACCGTCGGCGCGACAAGAAAGAGCGCGAAAAGGCTGCCGAGCAGCAGAAGATGCAGGAGCAGCTGATGCTCAAGCTCATCGAGGGCAGCTGGGCTGCCATTGCGCTGGGCGAGGCGACGGCGAAGGCGATGCAGCGCATTCCGGACGCGCACTGTAACGGGGACATGCACGCCGCACTGGACTACGCCGCCGAAGTGAAGCACAAGCAAAAAGAATTTTTGGCCGAGCGGGGAATTCACTCCATCCTCGATAACGGGGTGGCGGCATGAAAGCGCTGAAAGCCCGCTGGGACAAGATGAAAAAGCGGGACAAGTACATATCCATCGCCATTTTCAGCCTGACGTGGTACACCGTGGCGTCGCTTATCATGACGGCGCTCGGCGTGCCGCCGCCCGACGTGCTGACGGAACGCTGGTTCAAGGCGTGGACGACGGAGCTCGTCGTGGTGGCGGGCATCAAGATTTTCAGAAAGGACGATACGGTTTTATGAATGAATTACTGAACAAAAGAATTGCGAACCTTCTCAGCGTGAAGAGCCTTGTGACGATCGCGCTGACGGCGACCTTCTGCATCCTGACGGTGCGCGGCGCGGTCACGCAGGAGTTTAACACCGTGTACCTCATGGTGATCGCGTTCTACTTCGGCACACAGAACGCGGCGGGCAGCGCGAAGGGAGAGTGAGCGGTGTGAATATCCGCAAATATCCCGCGAACGCGGGGAACGTCGGCGGCACGCGCGCGGCGAGCGGCATCCGCTACATCGTGATCCACTACACCGGCAACGACGGCGACACGGCGATGAACAACGCCAAGTATTACGCGGGCAACGTCGTGAAGACCAGCGCGCACTACTTCGTCGACGAGAAGGAGATCGTACAGAGCGTGGACGACCTGCGTATCGCGTGGGCGGTCGGCGGCAACAAGTATCCGAGCTGCGCGCAGACCGGCGGCGGGACGATGTACGGCAAGTGTAAGAACGCCAACAGCATCAGCATTGAGCTGTGTGACGCGGTCAAGAACGGCGTATACGCGCCGGGCGCGAAGACCGTTGCGCAGGCACTTGAGCTGACGAAAGCTCTGATGAAGAAGTACAACATCCCCGCGAGCAACGTCATCCGCCATTTCGACGTGACGGGCAAGCTCTGCCCAGCGTACTGGTCCGGCAGGGAGAATGCAGGCAAGTGGGAAAGTGAGTTCCACGGCAAGATTGCGGGGCCGGACTACCGCGCGCAGCTTCAGAAGCGCGCGGGGTTGACGGACGGCACGATGGATTACCTTGAAAAATATCAGTACGGCGACGACCTTGTCCGGAAGCTCGCGACGATGAAGTGAAGCACGGGGCGGGAGGGCGCGCAGCTCTCCC